TAAAAACTAAATGGGGTAAAGAATGAGAAGTTTGAAGTTTAGAGCATGGGATAAAGTCACAAAGAGATATTGGAATGTTGGTGGGCTTGGTTTTGAAAAAGATAGGCTTATCGAGGTGTATCTTGATAATTATCCTACAACTTTAGAGGGTAATGAAGATTGTAAAAAACCAGACGAGGTTATTCTCGAGCAATATATAGGCCTGAAAGATAAGGATGGTAATGAGATATACGAGGGGGATATAGTGCAAATAGATAGTATAGATGAACTGAGGGTGGGTTTTGTCGACCTATTATATGACCAGTATTGTATTGTATATGGCGAGGATGATGAGGGGCGTAAAATCGTGGCTGAGTTTTATTACTATTCTAAGCCAGAGGAAAATTGTAAGGTTATCGGTAACATTAATGAAAATCCTGAGTTATTGGAGGGCGAGAATGAGCAAAAAAACAGAGGATGAAAAAGCAATTGATGATTTTGTGGAATTGCTAAAAAATATGGTTGAAATTCCTGGCAAGAGAACTGTGATGATTGATGGTCGCTGGTTTGAGATTGACACTAATTTCGACCCTCCACTTGTTAAAGAATTGGAGGAAGATATTCCTTCGCCATATTGTGATGTCTGTGGACATTGTGGGGAGATTGGTTGCTGTGGGGTTTCGTGTTTTTTGGAAAACCACGTTAGAGGAAAGACTAATTGTAGATATGAAGATGAGATTATAGATGAAATTGAAGAGTGGTTTGATATGGAGAAGGAGGAAAAATAACTTATATTAATGCTCGAAAGAGTATATTGTCGATTGACAGTATAAATAAAAAATAGTACCATTGAAAAGAAGGAGATATGAATGAGTAAGAAGAAAAACAAATTTCTAAAACATTTTATGTTTTCGCCAATCGTGGATAAGAAAAGGCCAGGCGATTTTGATGGCGATATGACTACTTATGAGATGTACGAGGAGGCAAGGGAAAAATCTTTTGGCAGGGTTGTTAGAACTTATGTAGAACTTGTCGCATTGCTTATTGTAGTTATTATTGTATTGACGGGTTCTTGGTTCACTGTTGGTGCTGGTGAGATTGGTGTAGTCACAAGGTTTGGCGAAGTCCAACGAATCGCCGAGTCTGGTTTCAATTTTAAGTTGCCATTGGTTGATTCTGTGGTGATTATGGAAACACGTATCCAGAAAGAAGAAGTAAAATCTTCGGCGGTAACGAAGGATTTGCAGGATGCAGAAGTCACCTTAGCGTTGAATTATTCGATTGATAAAGAAACTGCGTTGAAGTTGTATAAAGAAGTAGGTATTAATTATAAAGATAATATTATTAATCCTGTCCTTCACGAATCAGTAAAAGCAGGGACGGCACAATATACAGCCGAAGGCTTAATTACTAGTCGTTCAGAGGTAAAAGAGAAGATTTTGGAAGTAGTTAAAAATCGTCTCGAAGGTTATGGAATTGTAATTTCTGATTTGAATATTACAAACCTAAATTTCTCTGATGCTTTTAATTCTGCAATTGAGGAAAAAGCAGTCGCTCAACAACAAGTTGAAAAAGCAAAACAGGATTTGGAAAAGGTAAAGATTGAGGCAGAACAGAAGATTGCGAAAGCCCAAGCAGAAGCCGAAGCACAACGGCTACAGCAACAAACGCTCACCGAACTAATGATTAAAAAAATGTGGATTGAGAAATGGAACGGTGAGTTGCCAAAAACTAGTGCAGGGGATTCTCAGTTTTTAATCGACCTCAACTAGTATAATTGAATAAGAAGCCAAAAAAATAAAGGAGGGGTTATTTATGGTTTGGTTCAGTTCAATAACGACCGAGAAGATTGATAGTAAGGAACTTTACGACAGTCTAGAACGCTTTGGGATTAGCGTCACCGACATTGGAACTATGGTTTATGTTCATGGCGATGTTGAGTTAAAAAATGTTCCGTGCGTGGTAGAAATCTGCATGAAACATGGGTTGAAAGAATTTGAACTTAACAAGAGTAAAGAAAAAAGGGCTTAGCACATTATGGACCCCTCTTCGTGAGGGGTTTTTCTTGGGTATAAATAGTGTATAATGAAAATCATCAGGGAGTAGAAAAGTTGGAGTTTTCGCCTCGCCTGGAACGAGGAGGTCGCAAGTTCAAGTCTTGCCTCCCTGACCAATATAGATTGGCTCGCTAGCCCAACTGGTAGAGGCATATGTCTTAGGAACATATTAGTCAGAGTTCGAATCTCTGGTGAGCCACCAATATTGGCTAGTAGCTCAATGGTAGAGCATTCGGCTGTTAACCGAAGGGTTACAGGTTCGACCCCTGTCTAGCCAGCCAAGGTTCCTAGTTCAATGGTAGAATGAAAGTCTCCAAAACTTTTGATGGTAGTTCGAATCTATCGGAGCCTGCCATATTAGAAAATTTGTGGTATAATCTATTGAAGCCTCCGAGCCTAGTGGAATATTACACAAGTAAATCGGCAGAGTATAATGGGATGTTAACTGATGGCTCTAATACCAGAGGACTCTGCACCGTGATATAATATCTGTACAGACCTGCGGACAATAAGACGGGAATAATCTGTGCTAGGAGTGGCGACCTAGTAAAATAAATTCGCCTCATGATAAGAACACAGCGGGCTGACGTTAGTCTTGGTCCACCAGATAGTAGGGCTTGCCCCTACTTTTTTATTGTGCTATGATGAAAGAGCATATTAACAATTAAATAAAAGGAGTTTTTATGGAAGAAAATAAAGCCCAAGAGGCCCTAAAAGAATCCACAAAAATTGAAACCGTAGATTCGGTTGAATATAAATGTTATCTTATCTTGGGAAGTAGCCCAATCCATTCAAGTCAGAGGATTGATATCACAGAGTCTATCCCAGATGAATTAATCGAAGAATATTATGGATATACTCCTGGCGAGAATAAAACGCTAGATGGTATCTCTGCTTCGGTTATTGGGGTAGAAGAAACAATCTCATATGATGACGAAAATGGTGAACATCTAGAATTGCCATTAGCAAATCCAATGGGGATTTTTGTGTCAATTCAGCAGAAAATTAATACTGCCCTGCAAGCATCCATCGTGAACGAGAGGCAACTAAATGCCTTAATCTGTATTATTGATGGTATTTTTAAGCAATGCGAATATGAGAGGCAATTAGGGGTAGAGTCGGCAATCAAAAGTGCAAGTAAAAAATCCTCTTGATTTTTTGAAAGTTTTGATTTAGAATGAAAATATAGTTCTTTTATACCTTCATCAAAGGGGAGGGCGGTGTGATAACGGCTATATAGACGACGGTTGAAAGTAGTAAAGCCACACCACGTCGTGTAACTTATAAAGACTTGCGCAGGTTTTTATAATACGGTGGAGATAGTCCCTGAATAGCAACTTCTCATCTGGGGTGAAAAGCCCAAAGAAGAACTATATAACCACCATTCGTGCTTTATCTTTCCGGAAGCAAGAGTGGTGGTTTTTTGATATAATTTTAACGATGAATAAACTTTCAATTATAATTCCTCACTACAATACTCCGAAGTTGCTGATGGTGCTATTAGACAACTTGGTGGAGCAACAGAAGAAATTCCCGCAAACAGAAATTATTGTGGTGGATGATGGTTCTACATTTGGCGTGGGATGGTTAGGAAGATATAAAACGGTCAGAGTTATAAAACAAAGAAATCAAGGGGTTTCGTCTGCAAGAAATCGAGGATTGAAGTTTGCCGAGGGCAACTATATTACTTTTATCGATTCTGATGATAATGTGGTAGATGATTATCTAGAAAAGATTTATAGAGAGATTAATAAAGGTGGCTGGGATTATATGTATTTTAAGTTCTGGCTATGTGATAAGGGCGAGCAAAGGCCGTGTAAGTTTCGGGACCAATTATTGAAAAATTATACTTGTTGGGGGTATGTCTATACTCGAAGGTGTATAAATGGGGAAAGGTTTAACACTAACTTAAATGTTGGGGAAGATACGGATTGGCTTCATAGGGTATTAGTGGGGAAGAAGTGCCATTTCTTGGATGATTTTCTTTACTACTATCAATGGGATGCCAATAGAGAAAGCCTCTGTAAAAGGTTTAGGAGAGGCGAAATCGGCAAATATAAGGTTCCCCCTACTAGTTAAATAGGTCGAGTTGATAATTATATCGTCTTTGGTTCTAAATCCTGTCAGAACGTAAAATAAGGGGGTTAGACGGGATTTTTTGGTGCTTTCAAATACGGGGATGATATGAAGCCGATATGAAGGGGGGATATGAAGCAATATGATAGAATGAAACTGTTATGGCAGAATATGATAGGAGATATATAGAGTGGCTAAAAACGCAGGACCCAGCCACGCTAACTCCAGAAGAACGCAGGTTGCGAAACTTGAAGCCAACAAAAGATGGTGAGGTGAGAAATCCTGTCGGAGGTAAAAAAGGTGTCCAGCATTGGTCGTCCTATTTTAGAAAATTTATGGATGACGAAGATTTTTTTAAGACATTTGTTAAGAGTGTTCCAAAAGAATGGGAACAGTTGATACAGGGTTCATCTGGCAAGGCGATAGCCGCCGCTTTGGTCGCTAGTACTTCGGTAAAATGTATGAAAGCGATTGCCGAAGGTAAAGAGGTTGATAAAGACACGAGGGAGATGATTGCTCTTATAAACAAAATTGGCTATGGTGATAAAGTCGTGTTCGAGGCAGATGACGGTTTCTTTAATAAGACTAATCTGACATTTAATGTCCTTCCTGATAGAGAAGATAAGTCAGAAAGCGAAGAAGATAAATCAGAAGAGTAGGTTTTAATGGATTCTTACTCTATATCCAGAAAACAGCAAAAATTTTTGGAACTGCTAGAAGATAAGACTCTGATTGAATTATTAGTAGGAGGCTCGGCTGGTGGTTCTAAGACTTTTTGTATTTGTTTGGCAATCCTGCTAACCTGTAAAAAATATCCAGGGGCTAGGATTTTTGTGGGAAGAAAGACGTTAAAATCTTTGAGGCAATCTACGATTAATACTCTTTTAGGGAAAGTCCATCCTCTTTTGGGGATTGGGGATACAGAGTTTCATTTTTCCTCGCAAAGTCAGGAATTGTTATATAAGAATGGCTCATTGGTGATTTTTGGTGAATTGGATTATAACCCATCGGACCCAGATTTTGCTAGGGTGGGTAGTTTGGAAATTGACATGGCATTTATTGATGAGGCGGGCGAGATTACTCTTCAAGCGAAAAATGCGATTAAATCTCGTGTAGGCCGTGGTATTTTGAATTCCGAGTTCGGTATTCCTGGTAAGGTGATTTTGTCCTGTAACCCGAGTATTAACTTTTTAAGGCAAGAATATTATGACCCGTATGAAAAACTAGGGGGTGGGGATTTCCAGAAATGGAATATTGGCAAAATGGATATTGACGGGGTAAAACAAGATGTTTTTCGGGGTTTTTTGAGGATTTCGGCAAAGGATAATCCGTTTCTCCCTCAATCGTATATAGATAACCTCTCCACTTTGCCAGATAGAGAGAGAAAGCGTCTTTTGGAAGGTAATTGGAATTATGCCGATGAAGATGACTCGCTATTCAAATCTGGGCTATTAGAAAAGTGTATTGCTTACGAATTGCCAAAGCCGAGTGAAAAATTTAGCAAGTTTATAGGGGTGGATTTAGCAGATAAAGGTGGCGATAAGACTATCTTTTCTTTGATAGATAATGGCGTGCTTGTTGCTCAAAGAAGGTCTAGTGTTCAGATGAATTGGGTAAAGGAGAGCGAATTGCCTCTTTCCAGATTGGTGGCAGATGAATTGATAGAATTCGCCCAAAGAAATGGTTTTAGCCAAAAAGAAGCTCGCCATATTGCTGTTGAGTGTAATGGTGTCGGCGTAGGGGTAAGAGATTGTTTGAAAGAGCGTGGCTGGTATTTGACGGAGTATATCGCAACGCATAAATCGAGGTCAGAGGGGTATTATAAGCTGATGTTAGATATGGATTCGGGAAATATAAAGATTATTGAGAATCTAAATGCTCTGGATGAGTTGAGGAAGCAGTTGGCTGCTCATTCCTACGAGATGGTTAATCAGGAGCCAAGTGTGGTAAAGAAGGATAAAATCAAGCAGGTTGTAGGCCATTCGCCAGATGAGGCAGACTCTTTTATGATTGCTAACTGGGTTAAAAACCAGATAACAAATCCAGAAAATGACCCTCATAGGAACCTAAATCGCCTCGGAATTTAGGGTTTTAGGGGTAAAAAAGTCCAAAAAATGTCAATTTCGTGGGTAAAACCTCTTGATTTTTTGGTACTTTTCATATATAATGAAAATGGGGGGAGAAAGAGATAAAAGAAAGGAAAATTATGAAATATAGAATTTATCAACCAAAAGAAATCAATTTCTTGGTAGATGATAGCAAAATAAACTATTTCAAGGATGATTATGTTCAAACTTATGAAGATGAGTTGAATGAAGAAATCGCCAAAGAAGATAAAGATTGGATTTTGGAGAGATTGTTTGAAATATTCAACATTCGTCGCCCAGAAGATTTCAAAGGACATAGTTTATCGTGTAATGATATTGTCGAATTAGACGATAAAGCCTATTTATGTGATGTTATTGGTTGGAAAGAAATTAATTTTGCGTAAAAGGAAGGAGAAAGACATGAAAATTATTAATTTAGGCGAATTGGGATTAGGATATAGGGAATTAGCCGAGTTGGCAGAGATGTTGACCGAGTTGTCCGATAAAGGTAGGTTATATGGTCAAGAATTTGATTTGGATAGTTTGCATATCGGATGGGATGATAAGCGACCGGAAGTTATCTTATTTGATGATTATGGTGCTACGACCGAAGAAGAGGAGGAAGAGTAATGTTAAAAGGTTATATAGTCTGGAATCAAACAACTTATGATACGGGTTATCAGTTCTTTGGTGTTTATCGAACAAGGGAAGAAGCCGAAGCAAAACTACGAGAAGTAGTGAAAAAACGATTTGGCAAATTGCCGAGAGATTGGGATGAATTAATCGAATGGGAAGGGGATGAAGATTCATTCAATATCACAAAGTTTGATGGGAATGAAGAATTAAAACTATTGTCTAAAGAGGAAGGTTAAAAGAAAGGATTATTATGCGTGAGTTTATGGTTCAAGTGTGTAAGTGGCGAGATAAAGTAAATGGCAACACTTATCACAATGTAGTGGTTATTCTTGATGACCATAATTATTTGAGGAGTGGGTTTAAGTATGGGTATGGCAACCAGTATATCGAAACGGCTATGGATTTGATTCGTGAGCGTTATCCTTATGCGAAGATTAAGGAAAATCAGATTATTACGATTTACGAAGAAACAGTTTCGTCTAAAAAAGCGTGCGAAAATTTTCGAGGTGTCTTAATCTTGGATTAAAGCAAAATTGCCTCACGAAAGTGGGGCATTTTTTTGTATAAATCGAGTGATAAAATAATTCTACTAACAAAAATAAAACAAGGAACTTTCTATGAAAATAGTGTATGAAAAACCAGAGGATGCCACTCCATTTGACTTGGATAGGTATTATAAATCGTTAAATAGATACGGGAAAGTTCCAAAAGAAATTATTGCGGAAGAGATTGAAAATTTGCGAAACCAGTTTAGCGATACAATCCACGTTTCTTGTCTTGTTAATTTAGGTGCTAGGTTAATTGAGGATGAAGATAGGGCTAGGGAGTATTGGGAAGCACACGCAAAGAATCTAGTAGGTTTTGAGAGATTAAGGCGAATTACTGGATATTTGGTAGGAACGCTTGACCGTTGGAATGATGGTAAAAAGGCTGAAGAGCGAGAAAGAGTGAAGCATTCTGTCGGTCAATATACAGTAGAAGAAAAGATTGAGCGAGAGAAGAAGAAACAAGAACAAATCGTAAGTAGTGAGGAATAATTTTCTGCTATACTAATAACTAGAATGAAAAAGGAAAAATATCTAGCAATTCTAGGCAAAGTTGAAGAGTTAGAAATGGCTCTCAATGGGAATGGAGGAGGTAATCCTAATCACGACGAATTAGGAAGGTTTACTACTGGTCCTGGTGGTAAAGTTGAAAAAACATCTGGCAAAGGTGAGTTTACTTTGAGTAAAGACGCTCAAAAAGTTTTTGACGAGGTTGATGATTGGACGGATGGTGCTTATAAAAAGGATTTGAAGAAAATCTATGACGAGTTTAGTGAACTTGGTGTAGATGTTGATAAAATCAAGTTCGAAACGAATACCAATAAACTGCCAGGTAGTATGGGGGATTATATTAAAGTACATAAAAATTTAGGGGGGTGTGCTACTACCAAGAAAAATCTCGAAGCGGTTATCTGGCTAAATAGAGATGACCAAGAAGACTATATTCCTATGAGCGGTAGGAAAAAGTATCTCGAAGGCAAAGATGTTAAAGACCAGCCACATGGTGTTGATAGTACTGCTCTGGGGATTATAAGACATGAATTAGGGCATATAGTGGCGGCTACTGTGTATATGAATAGTCGTGGTCGAAAAGCAACAGGTGGCTCGTTGAATATGGGTGCCGTGAGGATTGATGCTAATCAAAGATTTAAGAAGATATTTGGTAATAATTACGATTATAACAAACTAAAAATGTCTAGGTATGGTTTGACTAACCACGGAGAAGCAATAGCCGAAGCGTTTTCTAATCCAGATTTTTCGGAGGATACAAGGAAGATTTATGATTATTACAAAAAGGAGTTGTCGAAAATTAAGAGCAAAAATGCTATTGAGAAAGATTCTGAATGGATTATTCTTTGTGATGGGTATCCAAAGGACAGAGAATGATAGTATTCTATACAGCGTCATGTGAGGGGTGTTCTGGTAATAGAGCATTGGCAAATATGAAGGTTCGCTGTGAAAAAGCAGGTCTAAAATTCCAAGAGAGGCGAACAATCTTCTTTTATGTGTTTGAAAATGAGGCAAATGAGATAATGGAAAAGTCTGGGGTAAAACTACCTTTCTTCTATGGCACAGAATCGGGGAATGTTTTAGTAGGGAATTCGTTTACTCCACTTGATGATATAGATAAACTAATTGATGCTGAATTAGAAGCACAGAAAGGCAAAGATGAAGAAACAGGTCTATGAAGAACTATCTAAAAAGGTGGGTATCTTAGATGTATTGATAAATGGGGGAAAAGGAAGTGGAAATTTTGGGCATGCCGGTCGTCCAGGTAAAAGAGGTGGCTCTGGTAAAGGTGGTAAAGGTGTCGGAGCGATGGTCCGTGGGGTGAAGTCTTATAACCCTGATGAAGAGATGGATGGTGGCTTTACTGTGAATATAAATAAAGGCAATTCTTATGTCCTAGGAGAGTCTGAGGGCTTCGCTGTGGGTGGTTTTGGGACAGAGAAGATTGTTGATAGTAAAGACTTCCTAAATCCGAAGAAACGAATGAAGATTTTAAGGGATTATTACAAGGAGAATGAAAAAGCATTAAAAGAGAAAGGGGCTTGTCTTGGCGGTTGGGTGCCTTCGAGCGGGGACTTAAAAGGTAAATTAGTGCTTGATGTTTCTAGGGTGTTTAAGAGTGAAAAAGAGGCGGCAAAATGGGCTGTTAAAACTGACCAAGATAGTATTACGGATTTCAAGGGAGTAGATTGGCCATCGACAAAGGACTTGGTTAAGAAGTATGGTTTAGAGAAAGAAGCGGAAAAATCCAAAGGGATGAGAGCCGCTGAAAGAAATGCTTGATTTTCCAGAGTTTTTCGTTTATAATGTTTATTAATATAAGTTAAAGGGTAATATGGCAAGGAAAAAGTCAGATAAGCAAGAATGGATGAAAGTTCCTGATTGGTTGAAAAAGGTTAGCGATAAGGAAGTTGCTAGTTCGGTTTTTGCTATTATGTTCAATTGGGAAATGTCTGGTCCAGATGAGTTTGACGATTTGCGTGAATACATCAAAGATATTTTTGACGATTTGAGTGATAAGCAGGTTGATGAAGTTGCTGATTTATTGATTGAGCATAAAGTGGTTGAATAATTCTTGTTTTTGGTTTATAATAAGATTGTTCGGATTATTTATTAATTTATAATCTGAATCTTGTATGTATTGCAGAGAAGGCTCGTGAATTGCGGGCTTTTTCTGTTATTGCTAAAATATTAGTATGAAAAAGTTGCCAGTATGTAAAATTTGTGGTGGCCCACATTATGCCTACGCCTGTTTTAGAAATCCGAAGAGAAAATCGGCATTTAAGGCTCATTTTAGGGGCGTAGAGCGAACTAAACAAAAAAAGATGGCTAATGGTACGTTCACGGCACAAGACCGTCGTAAAGATTTGATTTATAAGTTAGATTTGGCGGTTAGTAGATATGTTCGCCAATATTATGCCGATAAAAACGGGATTTGTACCTGCTACACCTGTGGAAAGAGGGTTCCTTGGAAGGGGGCTGATTGTTCGCATTATATTTCTAGGAGGTTTAATGGGACTAGGTTCGATTTAGATAATCTTCGGGTATGTTGTCAGTATTGTAATCGGATTCTACATGGTAATTTAGATGAATATAAGAAGCATCTAATTAAAGATATTGGTAAAAAGAGAGTTGACGATTTGTGGGTAAAGAAGGATAAAAAAATTACGACACCGGAGCTGGAAGAATTACTAAAAAAGTACCAAAATCTCTTGAAAAATATGCACAAGTGATTTATAATTATAAATGTAAAGTATTAAAAGAAAGGAATTTATGGCTAGAAATGAAATTCTTACCAAAAACAAATATAAAGAGATAAAACAATATCAGAAGAAAACGGGTAAAGATAATAAGTCCGTTTCGGATAAATTTGGTTATAGTTTAGCGACTATTAGCCGTATAAGAAGTTCGAATAACTACAAAGGTTATAAAGCCAAAGTTCAAGCAAAGAAACCTGCGGCGGAAAAAGAATTGGAAGAGTTCTTGAAAAATCCGAAGGTTGATGAGTCTTTGGAAGAGTTGGCGGCTAAATTTGTAGGTAAGCAAAAGAAGGCAAAGCCGACATTTTGGCAGAAGTTAAAGGCTCATTTCTGCTAATTAGAAATAATGCTATAATAAGGGCGAAATGGATAAAGTAGCCCTTATTTTTATATCGATTCTTGGTTTTTGGAAAATTTACGATTTATTTTTTCCAGAGAAAACTTCTTTGGGGAAGAAATTGGTTAAAAAGATTATCGAGTATAAACTTCTCAAGGCCTTCTATAAAGATTTTATATACGATATAATAAATAAAGATACAGTATCTCGACAAACGCTAGATGAATGGCTTAATGTTGAGTACGAATCTTGGCTTGCTACAAAGGTAAAATCGGGTGAGTTATCTGATATAATTAAAACTAAAGAGTAATGCTTGCAGGTGCTAAATGGGAATTAGAGAAAAAATTGTAAATGCCCTTGGCGGAACTGTGGCCAAGAAAACCACGAATACTGCTTACGGGAATGATTTTTTGAAGTATGGGAATAGAGCTAATCCTCTTGTTGGGGATTGGTCAGAGGTGAAGATTTCTGATGAGGATATGTATAAAGGGTATTCCTACGCAGTAATCCAGAAACGAGGTAATAAAGTTGCTTCTTTGGCAAAGTCTAATCTAAAAACTTGGGCAAAACCAGAGGTTGTTGATGCTTATCAGAAGAAAAATCAAACTCCGTATCATCCGTATTTGAAATTGATTGAAGATTCGAAAAAGTTTACAACCAAGCAGTTTTATAAAAATATTTCTATTTATCTTGATTTAGCTGGTGTGTATTTTTTGGGTGTAGTAAGGGCAAAGCGTGAATCTAATGATAAAACGAAGTTCCCTGATATTATTACTGACGCAAAAGAATTTATTATGCTCAACCCATATGAAATACGTAGGGTTGTAAACAAAGATGGTATCGTGGCTGGCTATATTGAGCGAAAGAAAGATGGTCGTTATCGTGAATGGCCGAAGCATATGATTATCGAGATGAAGGAGTTAAATCCTTTCGAGAGTGAAAAGAGCCAATGGTCTATGACCGATGCGGCGAAAGAGGCTGTTTACACAATCAACCAATCTGCCGATTATACTCGTCAAAGTTTGAATGGTAATATCGAAGCACCTGGGATTATTACCACGGATGTGATTTTGACGGATGAGGATTTTGCTAACTTCAAGGCTCGTGTTCAAGAGCATAAGAAGGGTGAACCTCTATTTGGTAATGGTGCTGGTGCTATTAAGTGGGATTCAATGCAGGTTGATTTGGATAGAGCCGCTTTAATGGATATTAACGAGATTAATAGGACGACCTTATTCGCAGTAAGCGGTACTTCTAAAACAGCATTAGGCATTGAGCAAAGTGGCACCACTAGGGATACGGCAAATGTCCAGCGTGAGCAGTTGATGAGTGATACGATTCAACCTCGTTTGGAAGATATTGTGGATTTCTTGAATTTGGATTATCGTCAGATGTACCCTCGTGAATATGAAACAACTGGGTACTTGATTGAAGTTGAGAGTGCTGTGAGCCGAGATTATAGCACGGAAACCGCCGCTGTCGGTATGCGTGAGGCACAATTTAATCTGTTCAAATTGGTTGCTGATTCGGGTTATACTGACGAGTCCGCTGTCCAATATGCTGATGGTGAGATTGAACTTTCTGATTTGGAAGTTGACGAAGAGAAGAAGAGAAAAGCCGAAAAGCAAGCCGAAGCGATGGTAAAGATTCGTGAAGGCGGTAGTAATGATGATGAAGAGCAACCCGATGGCGGAAATAACCCGTCAGATGATAATGGTGGTGGGGGTAATTCTCCAAAAACTAGTGGGGAAGAGGACGAGGAAAATAGTCTAGATGGCTATGAAAATATTCCCGGAACGCTTGGTGAATTAGTCAAGATGGATAAAGAGTTGTCTAATAATGATACTGAGTGTGAGGAAGAGGGTGAGTGTCATAAACCTGCCCCTGTTCAAGTCTATGAGAATGATTTGAGCGTGGTAGATGTAAAAGTATTAGATGAGAGTTATAACGCTTTTTTAGACCGTGTTAAAGAAGTCCAGAGGGAAACTCTAAGGGCTTCTGAAACTAAACTAACAGTAAATGCTTTCACAGAAAACGATATTATCACTGAGAAGAAAAAGAAACAGCTTACTGAAAAGTTGAAAAATGCTCTAAAACAATATTGGTGGATTTTGGTTCCTCTATTTGGTACTAATGCTGTAAACCAGCGGAATAATGAGTTCGGCGAGAATTACGTCTTTAAATTTACTAATGAGATGAAGGGTATCGTAGAGGATAACGCTCAAAGAGTGGCCGAAGGTCATATGGAAACAATTTTAGATGATGTCTTATCTGCGAGTAATGCCGCTTTCACAAAGGTAGTAGAAACTGCTGCTGGTGAATTATTGATTAAGGCGTATAAAGCAAGTCCAGATAAGTATGCCGATTTCTTCGACCATATTCCAACGATTGACGAAGCAATTCGTGTGATTAGGAAAACGGATATTTTGGAGCGTAATCGTAAGATTTATGAAAAAGCCAATAAGATGGCTCGTGAAGGTTATGACCGTCAAAAAATTATAAAGTCTATCCGTGAAGAGTATAAGGAAGTTGGGCAGAATAGGGCAATCTTAATTGCTCAAAATGAAACTTCTAGGGCATTTGGTAAATCTCAATATGAGGCTGATTATCAGTTCTTGAATTCAATTGGAAAATTACAGAATGCTTATAAAGAGATGTATAGCCGAACTGGTAATCCTTGTAAATACTGTAAGGCATTGATTGATAAAGGCCCGATTCCGTTCACAGAGAATTTCTTGAATAAGGGCGAATCGATTACCGTAAACTCCAATGGTAAAGTATCTACCTTTACCGCTGATTATGAGGCAATTGAAGGTGGAAATGTCCATCCTAGGTGTTTCTGTTCATATAGGTTAGTGTTCAAAGATAATAAAGTGGAGAACGAAAATGGTGTCAGGGCAAGTTTACTTGATGGCGGGTATAATTTGTCTACTTGGATTGGTAATAATGCTTTTGTTAGGGAGCAGGAAAAGGAAATAAATACTACTGTCGATATTGTGGATGGTGAAAAAACTATTCATATTGATTTGGATGATTTAGAAGAAAAGAAAGAAGAGTCCGAAGAAGTAAAAGAGGTAGAAGAAACTTCGGAGATTGAGCCAGAAGTTCCAGATGCGTATTTCGAAACAACATTTGTGGGTGATGATTATAAAATGCCACTTGATGAAGAGGGTGAAGCAAGAATTCAGGCTATTCGTGATGGTATTAACGAGGAAAAGACGGTTATGCCGATTATTTGCCGAAGAGTTGAAGAAGGCAAATATGCTGTCGAGGCTGGTCTTGAAAGATTAAGGGCATATTATTTGGAGAAGAAAGAACCTGTTATTAGGTCATTTACCACACCTCAGGATTG